TATATTTAGACAAGTAACACATCAATATGCCCATCCTGAGTCGAGAGTCATAGATTTTGGATGCTCAACAGGCAGGTTTTTGGACTCTTTGACTAAGTTAGAAGGGTGCGATTATGTAGGAGTTGATGAAATAGAGATGAATAATCAAGCTCATTATCCATTTTGGAAGGGAGATATTGAAGATTTTTTTAGTTGTGCTGTCTGGAATACCAACATTTCTGTGATGATTAGCATGTTTTTCCTGCAATTTCTTGGAAATGTCAAAAGAAAAAGGGTAATGAAGTTGTTTAAACAGCATATAGATAATGGTGCAGTGCTTCTGATTGCAGAAAAAGTGTATCTAACTGATCCTGTTTTGCAACAAACTATACATAATTTACACATACAAGAGAAAAGAAAAGGTTTTTCTGACAAAGAGATCTTAGATAAAGACATTCAATTGTCTCATTCTATGTTCTGCAAGACTGAAACTGAGTTGGAAAAAGAATTAAGAAAGATAGGCAAGGTATCTAAAGTATGGCAAAGCTATAACTTCATGGGATATGTCGTCAGATAAAAGCTACATCGGTAAGTTCATAACCGACCTTTAATACTTTGGTGCTAGTTAAGTAGCGAAAAAGCACCTCCTTATTGTTTAAACATTTATAAAATAATCAGCAGCCGATGAGTGCTGCGCAAAACCAGCGCAGCCCAGCAGTATTGTTTAAACACTATAAAATCAAAAGGTTCGCGCTTTTTTGATGTTTAAACGAATCCAATACTACTATCATGAGCCTTTTTTCCACTTTTTTGAAGGAGATTTGGTCTTACTAGGACTCCATTTAACACGGTTGGCCCAGTAAGCTGCAGACATTTTGCCCTTTTTTATGTTCTTGGCGTGTCTTGATTTAAACCTGAAACACCTGCTCTTGCGAGTCTAGGATCTTTCTTCTTAGCCATTATCTCTTCTTCCTTCTAGTCGTTTTCTTCTTGTGTAAGCCATGTCTAGCGTGTTGTTTGCCTTTTCTAGTAGCTTCTCTCTTCTTTTTGTTGGCTTGTGCTAGTTTTCTCCTGCCAGCAGGTGTTGATTTAAGTCTTTTGATCTTTGCAGAAGGAGCATAAACCTCTCCAGTTTCAGATGATTTCTTTCCACTTGGAGTTCGCCATTTTTGTTTTGTCCATTTTTTAAGGCTTTTTTGGCTCTTTTTTAGTGCCATTATGATCTCTTCTTTCTTTGAGACATGGCTTTTTTCTTGGCTTTTTTGCTAGGCAATTCACCATAATGGAATAAACGCTTGCTATTTTTTGTGTGTGTTTTGTTTGTGTGAAGCTCTCCATTAGCCATTTTATGCATTTTTCCATTCCAAACTGTTCCATCTCTTAGATAGTGTTTGACTCCCATACCCATTATTTGTAGCCTCCTCCTGCTTTTTTATATGCTTTAGCCAACATTTGTGCTTTTCTTGCTGACCATTGTCCGGGTTTACCGCCTTTACCGCCTGCTTTTATTCTATTGAAAATACGCTTACGCATTGTCGGTTTCGTGTAGTTTCCTGCTTTGTTTACTGTAGATTTTTTAGCCATTTTGTAAACTATTTTCGTTTAAACGACCTATTTTTAGATTTAGATACTACTCTTAGATTCTTTTTACTGTTGTTTTTTGGGTTTCGGTCTTTATGATGAACATCTTTACCATCACCTTTTTTTACTCGACCTGCCTTTACCATTGATCTACGAGCTTTGTTTCTACCTGCACGATTCTTCTTTTGTTTAGAAGTGCCTTGATAGTTATCGTACTCTTTTCTGTAGTTTCTCATCTCATTATATTAATAATGTTTAAACAATTAATCAAATTAAGTGCCTTGTTTTATATTGATATAAGACTCAGTTCCACCATTGACTCTTACTTGATTTACCTTTCCTTCTTGATCAATTCTTATTGCTGTACTGCCATCTTTAGATACTCTAAGCTCTAATTTATCTTGTACTTGTCTAATTAATTTAATTTCAGAGTCATTTACAAAACTAGATATTTGGGTTTCACTATCGTAACCAATTTTTGTTCCTTCTACACCTTGATTACCTAAAGAGCCTGAAGCTTTGCTTAGTTCGTCTACTTCTTGTATTACATCAAGCAAATCTTCTAAAAAATTAGTCGCTAAATAATCAATATCTAACTCAGTGTATTCAAGCTCAGACTCAGAATCTAAAGCATCTTGTTCTAGTTCATCAAACTCAAGAAAATCTGTATCCAATATATTTGCAGAATTTGATGTACTTGATTCATCGGTTACTGTTTCTCTTTCTTTTGGAGGATTTACGATAAGCATGTTGTCGATCTGATCTAAAGTCAAATCTAAGATTACCGAAGGAGTTGGAGGACTTTCTAAATTATACACTGTAGTAGCCTCATATGGCTTGTTAAGCACTACTTCACCTAAAGCTGTATATACTATAATTTCACCACTTGCCTCGCCTGTTTCGTCAGGCAATAATATTATTAAAGACTCGCCTGTTTCTTTTACAGTAATTGTAAAGTCTGTACCTCGAATCCCAACAGTGGCTGAATTTGTTCTAATTGTGATGTTATCTTTAGGAATGCGTGGCTTTTTGCTAGATATAAACCTCCCGGTGCCCTTTACAAAGTTCAAAGCCATACTAGACTTACTAGGGTTAGGATCAAACACAAACTCGTCTATAACGACATTAGAATGCTCTGTGAGTCGTATTGTAGTTTCATCTCTAAATGTAACACCCATTCTGCCTTTTGCAGTCTCTAGGCGATCCATAGAGTTTAAAGAAAAGTCTATAGCACTTTCGTATGGTTTATCTCTTACTACTCTTGTTATACCATTTAGTTCAGTTATATTGCCTATATCTTCAACAGCTTGTGCTTGTGCCCTGATCGTTTTGCTGCACACACACGCTGCCGTTATTCCCAGAAGAAGTAATGCGTAACCAGTCATTGTCCAGTGTCGATTGTTGATCAATGTCGAAACTCCTTGTATTACCATCGTGTTCTAGCTTGAAGTACCCAGATGCGTATCCATCCCCGTTGTAATCAACAGTATTAGAATCTCCATCCAAATCAATGTAGTTAGTCGCTGAATCTACATCGAGATCAATATGAACAGTGTTTGAGTCACCTTGCACTATCGTATCGACATCAGCACCACTAGCTAAAGCATTGGTAGCCAAGTCTAATGTCATAGTATTCGTACTGCCATCCACGTTTACATTTACATTTGAGTTATCAGCACTGTAGGTGTTAGTCGGATCAACCTGTATCGTATAAGTGTTTGTGTCACCATCAAAATCAAATAATCCAGTAAATGTATCGGAGTTAATATCTCCTAACATTTTATTGTTATTACCGATTTGATTTACATCAAGTGTCATTGTTGTTCCATCAAGATCAAATGCAGTCATACTTCCATGTGCACTGTTTAAACCACCTATAATGTTTCCGCTACCTAATTGTTCTAAATCTATATTTGCTGTTGCTCCAACTTGATCTACATATATTTCATTGTCATCAGAATATGACAAGCTGTATGCAAATAAAAATACAAGCATTACAGCAGGATACAACATATTGTTAAAATTATTATTCATATTTCCAATATCCTTTTTTTATCCCTATTTTTATAATATCTAATACACACTCCTCTATTGCTGATTGTAATACTAGACTTGTTGATTCATTTTGAGCTTTACCATTTTCAACCTCTATTAATCTTTGTCCTTCAGCCAAAAATCTAAAAACATCTTGTGATATAGCAACACTCAAAAGACTCTTTTGTGCAGAAGTTTCTATTAGTATTTCGCCAGTAGATACAGAAACCAATCTCAAACTAACTGTTATTAGATCTTCTCGGTACTGTTTACTACTGCCGATACCTAAATATCTAGCACCTGCACCGCCAGATAATATATTAGTATCATAACTCAATACACCTCCTTGCATCAAAAGTCCAGCAAATATCAAAGGTTTTACAGTGCTATCTTCTTCAAAAGAATCCCTTGTTGACCTTATAATCTGCCTCTCTTTGGTCAAAGAGTCCAAACCTACACGCTCTACAACTGTCCAAAAATTACCATTTCCACTGTGTTTTAATGCGCGAATTAGAAATGCATCTGGAGCTTGTGATATTGCTGTGCTAAATAAAGCAAACTGACCATTGCTTTTCCTCTGTCCTGTGTAATCTAAAAAACTATTAGGATAAACCGCTACTACAGGTTTTTGCTTTGCAGGTTTTATATCTCGTAATTCATCAGACTGTAACTCTAATATAGATGTATTTTTGATAACGATGCTAGGAACACCTTTACCATCGAGCATATTTTTCGATGCACAACTAGAAAGTAAAACTACCGACAGGAATAGAAATACTGGTAACGCTACCATTTTCGTCTGTAATTGTAAGCGTAATAAGTTCATTTTCGACTTTATATTCAATCGTGTTTCCTTCAAGCTCAAGTTTACCTTCTTTCTGAGGAGTCTCTCCAAATAATTGCTCAACCATCTGTCTTGATAACTGTGCATATATTCTGCTTTCTAAATTTCTTATAAATCTAGCAAGAGTAGTATTAGATGCATCTCTAGCTAACTCATCTTTATAAGCCTGTATTTCTTCTTTTAAGGCTTGTTTTCTACTAGCTTCTTGACTATCTATTGTCAAGTAATGTGAAGATGTGTTTAAACCAGAAAAGCTAGGACTTTTAAATTTAAATAACAACTCATCAGCATTGCTATAAACAGTAATCAATAATAAAAATATAGCTACATAAACATATATACCTAAAAACCAATGTAAACTATTCTTCATTTTCATCCTTCAATTTATTCTCTTCTTTTAACTCTAAAACTGTATTTACCTTTTGCTGTAACCTTATCATATCCTGATCTAACAAACGTAACTGGTCGGTAAGCCTAATAATAGTTACCTTCATTTCTTGAACAGCAGGATCTATTTTATTAGTAATTGTTTGCCATACAAAATAAACAAAGTAACCTAATCCTGCAACCATAACTATTGGAAAGCCAAAATCTGAAACTAACTTTACAATATCCATTACTTAAACTTCTTTTGTATATACTTTATCCCTGCATAAATTGATAATCCATAAACTGCAAATAGAGTTAACGATCCAAAGACAATTAAGTAATCTGATGGGTATAGGTATATAAGACCAAATAAACCATCTACAACCGCTTCTGCATCGCCTACAGGAGGTAAATTAATCTCGCCTTGCATCTATCTTTCCATCTTCAACAAAATTTTCGCTTCTAGCTATTCTTTCTAAATCAGGAGATAGACCTAACGCACTGCTTACACTTGTATCAATGCGTATCATGTCATTATTCATTGTTGCTGCTCTTGTAATAAGCATTTTAGATATAGCTTGCACTGTTTGTATTTCGCTGACTAAGCCATCCATCAACTGTTTCATAATCAAAAATATGAAATAAGCCATGACAAGACCGCCTGCTACAGGCAAACCAAGCTCTGCTATTAATGTAAAACCCTGTTCCATTGCATTTCATCAATATTAAGCTCATCTTGATCAATAACCATTTCTAATATTCCAACAACTACACAACCATACATTTCTGCTTTGGCTTCTGCTTCATCAAAACTAGAAGCAACAACTGTAGGGCCCTCATAATTTTTATCTTTGTAAGTAAACTCAGTTATAAAAACTTTCATTCATCTTTATCCTTTGCATTACTTGCACCAAAATAAAAACTAATTACAGCACTTGCAAGACCTCCAAGATAGCCTAGAACTAAGTTAATCAATGCTTCGCTGTTCTGCTCTGGTGGTTGTAGTGTTACTAAAAATATGTAACCCATAAAACCGCCAACTACAGTTATGCCCATTATTCTAGATGTCCAATCTTTAGAAAACTTACCTCTAGCATCTTGTATGTCTTTTGTTTCTAAAGCATACAAATCGACATCTAGCTCTTTCATTTTAATCTCAAAATCTGCGTCAATCTTTTTGAGTTCTGCTAGTTGTTCTGGAGTTGCTTGCTGTACTGCCTGTTCTATTTTCTTGGGTGTAGGCTCACAACCTAATGCTTCTGCTACCATATTAGCTGCCATGTTACCCATAGGCCCGCCTAATGCTGTGCCGATTGTTGGAGCTACTGCACCTATTATGTTTTTAACAAATTTAAACTTCATACATTTCTCCAGTTATATAAATTTACTTAAAATTATACTGCCTACAATAAAAGGATATACACCCCAAATTATTGCCTCAAGTCGTTTAAACCTTTGTGCACCTTCTTCTAGCCTTCTTTCAATGTATTCATATCGAATAGCACATTCTTTTTCATGTGCTTCTATCCTAATTAAAGATGCTTCTTTAAAAGTAGTTCTTTGCATATTACTCTCCTTCTTCCTCGAATAATAAAGCCTCTGCTTCTCTTCTACGAGTTAATCCTTCTAATACTTTTCCATTTGCTTTATTCCATCGTTTAATTTGCTCTGGAACTTCATCATATTTTCTTTGATTTAAAACTTTTAATAACGTACTCGATTGTAAGTTTCCTGCACCCAAATTAAATGTCCATGATACAAGTGAATCGAATTGATTTTGTGTCAAAGGCACATGAACTAATCTAAGAACATCATCTTCAAACTGTCTTAAATCATCTTTTAACATAGCTTCTGCTGTATCCTCAGTTATACGCATATTTTCTACAACATCTTTTGTATGCCCATATCCTATCGTTAAAACATTAGCTGCACATAAATAAGGCTCTAATCGACAGCCTTCAAACTCTTTTATTAAATTTATTCCTTTTTCAGATATATTCATTTTATTTTGACCTTTGTTTATCGCTTTTTACTTTACCCACTAAATCAGAATCTTCTGCATCAAACAACTCTAATCTTGATTTCATAAATGATATTTTTTCTCTCCTATCTAAAATCGCTTCATCATAAGAACTTTTTCTAGTATTTCTATCCTGAACACTTAAACTTTCATCTCTTGCCATTCTTCTTCTAGCAGCCTTCAAATCATTAATTTCTTTTTCTAACATTTTTATTGCCATTTCATTTTGCTTAGGATCTATAGCAAAGATGTTTAAACCTATAAACTTTAAAAGTGCTTGATTAATAGTATTTCTATTTTTATCATTTATTTCACCAGACTCTTGCACTGCACTAATTAGTCTATTTGTCGCGCCATATTCAGTATGTAAAAATGAGGGCAAGAAAAACTGATTCAATGCATATTGAACATAACTAACTACTTTACCATCTTTTTTAAATATACCGGGTATTGAAAGCTCAAAATCTTTATCAGTTTCTATGAATAAAGGCTCACCTTCTCTTGCTATATTCCTTTTCAAAAATGGATCTGTATTAGTAAACAAACCTGATAATGACCATGCAGGACCACCAAATAAACCTACAGTTCTTAAAATTTCTCCTAAATCAAAATCTTCTGCTTGTTGCTCACCTGATATTGTTTTTTTAGCTTTGTAAGCTTGTTCTAGAAGTTGAGTTATAAAACCATGTGGCAATATATATCCTAAATCAAGAAACTGCATTCTGCCTGCATCATCTCTAAATGGTATAGGAAAAGTACCAAAGTCATTCG